TGTCGTAAGGACCGTTTGAATTGAATTGTCGCCTTTTTTGAAAAATATTTTACCATCCGCTGTATTCATAGCGAGCTCGCCTAAATCTACTTTTGCCGCGGTTGCGACATTTCCAGCTACAGCAGACCTCTTAAGTTTGATAGTCTGATGACTTGCCATATCTATGACTCCTCTGTCTTGGCTATTTAGCCATTATTTGTTAAAACCAAGGTGGGTTTAGTATGTACTAAAATTGTCCACCATCAATAATTCTTGTATGGTAAAATCCGTCTACTCCATCATATAATAATAAACTACCGCTAGAATGTGCAGCTGCATCTCCATTTAAATTTTCAGATGGAGGAGTTGCTACAAATCGTACTTTATCTGATGGATTTCTCCACATCATTTGTGGAGCATTTGTTCCATTTTCAAAAGCTAATGTTATATCTGAAGTTGCTGCATAAGTTGTATTAGCATTAAATGTACCAGTTGTAGCAAAATCGAAAACTCCTGAAACATCTAAAGTTCCATTAAGATCTACATTTCCATCAATATTAAGTTCAGTTGAAGCATTAACATCAACAGTAGGAGCGGTTATATCTAAAGTTGTTCCTGCGTTTACTTCTAAATGACCATTGGCAGATGCTATAATGTTTTCTCCACCACCCTGATCATGAAATGATAACTTACTATCTCCAGTTAGAACAAGTTCATCTGTAGCTTGATTCCATAAGAGATGCTGTCCGGCAGTTGCTCCAAAAAACTTAACATTATGTCCAGTGTCATTAACACCAACAGTTACGGCTGCATCTATTTGCGTTGCTCCATCTATATCAACAGCATCTAAATTAGCTGTTCCATCTACATCTAAATTTCCATCTATATCTGCATTTCCAGATAACCACAAATTAGCATATCTTGTACCGGTTATACCTAAATCATCTGCACCGTTTGCTGAAGGTTGTACACCACCTTTGGTCACAACTTTTCCAGCGTCTCCAAGATCCACAAATGTGTTTGCATCTGCACCTTCTAGTTTATTAACTGAAAGTAAATCTTTATCGTTAAAATCTACATTTTGAGCGTTTAATGTAATATTTGCATATGATTCTAATCTACCACTACCATTTGCTGTTACAACTTTATCATCTGTTAAATTTCCAGCTGCTGCCTGTTCTGGTAATCTATTTTCACTACCAGATAATCCACCTCTCCAATAATCACCCGTTCTAGACCATATAATGGATCCAGTTGTTTCAGCAACAGATGTATCATATACGTGGATTCCTCCATCTTGTGCTGCTGCAGCAGTATTTAATTCTATTATATTATCACCAATCTGTACTGTTGTAGAATCTACAGTTGTGGTTGTTCCTAATACTTCTAAATTTCCTTTAACATATGTTGATCCTGTTACTTGTAAATCACCGTGTACGTGAAGATCATCTTGAAAATCTGTTAATCCTGCAACATCCAAAGTTGAATCTAGATCAACTGCGCCGTCAAACTCAGCTGTGCCGTCAAATCTTACATAGCCATCAAACTCTACGTCTGGATCAGCACTTGAACCACCGGTGCTGCTAAATAATACATCTCTTGCCGTATCTATAGCTATTACATTAACGCCGCTTTCTTTAAAGGTTATTCCTGTTTTACCATCAACTGTGATTGCTCCAGCGGTTGTTGTAAGACTTGAAGCTGCTCCAGCAGCCATAGTAATTCCACCAGTTCCAGCAGTTAGTCCTATAGCAGTTGCGCCAGTTGAATTACCAATTGTAGTATTAACCGCTACGGCATCAGTTCCAATATTGATTGCACCACCAGCTGTATTAAGTTCTAAAACTCCATCAGAATCAAGTAATAATGTATCATCAGAATTTATAACTATATCACCTGCGCCAGTTGATGCTAATGCTATTCCACCAGTGCCTGCATTTAAATTGACTGCGCTAGCACCAGTTAGATTACCAATTGTAATTGTTCTCGCGGCTGCTCCAGTCCCAATATTTATGCTCTGAGCATTTGCATCATTACCAATTCCAATAGAACCTCCACTAGAATTAAGAGCCATTGCTCCTGTACTATCTAGATCGAGTGTTGTTGCACCAGATATTGATGTGGCTCCAGTTCCTGCTAGCGCAATAGTTGCAGTTCCATCTGTTGCTGTAAGAGCATTTACAGAAGTAAGCGTAATTGCTAATGCATCTGCAGTAACTGCTGTTGCTAAAGCATTACCAACGCTAATTGATCTTACTCCCTGTGTTCCAACATTAATAGCTTGATCAATATCATCATTACCAATACTGATAGCACCAGCACTTGAATTAAGTTCTAATACTCCAGCCGCATCAACAGTTACAGCATCAGTAGAAGTGGCTATTATATCTCCAGTACCAGATTTCAGAACAAGGGCACTTGCTCCTGTAGCGTTACCGATACTAACAGTATCTGCAAATGCTCCAGTTCCAATAGATATTGTTCTTTCACCTTGAATTCCAATGTTAATATTTTGATCTACATCAGTTATACCAATTCCAATCGTTGACGTACCATCAATAGTAATTGCTCCACTTGCATCAATATCTAATGCGGCTGAATCAATATCTACAACTACATCTGCATCTCCACCTATTGTAATTGTACCACCATCAAGAGTAAGAGCACCATCAGCATCTATATCAATAGCTCCTCCCTCTCCAGCTTCTGTAGTTAAACTATGTGGACCTCCATTTGCTGTGAGGGATCCACTCATCCATAAATTATTCCATCTTTGACCAGTACTACCTAAATCGTATAAATTACTTGCGTTTGGTATTAAACTCGATACCCAATCACCAGCTGCAGAGATATCGTCATCAGCGCCAGATCCTAAAGTTATTGTTCCAGACGTACCAGCTTCAAATGTGACATTACCAACTGCGTGTAAATTACCACCTACCCAAATATCACTTGATGCAGAAACGTGTCCAGTAATATTTAATGTACCAGCAATTGTTCTATTTTTAATATTTCCTGTTAAATCTAAATTAACATGTCCACCACTATTTAATCTATATAAAATCTTATCATCTGTATCGTAAAACGGAATATCATTCATTACCGTATTTACTCCAGCAAGAGCAGGTGGTGTGTCACCATATTGTAATCTGTTAACTAGGAAACCGCCTTGCTGTGTACCGTCTCCAATATGTAGGTTTGGACCAACTATATCCCCCAAAGAGCTAGTTGTAAATACAACTTCACCTTTATATGGTGTTATAGCCTTTAGTGTTGCTATAGGTCCTCGTCGATGTTTTATGATTTGCGGCATCTTTTATCTCCTAACTATAAATATCCCTATTATCTTATTTTATTCTATTGAAATTCACCTAAATCTATTATTGCTGCTATATCTCTATCTCCCCACTCTCCTAGGTTTTCAATAGCTACTGATGCACTAGCAACCGCCGATTTAGCTATATCCATAGCACCAGAAACAATTAATGCTTTGGTATCTGCTTCAATTTGTCGAGCAATTAATTGACCGTCCACAGCTAGAGATCCAGAAACATCAAACGAACCCGTAAAATGTGGATTAAGCTGTTTACTTTTGATTTTAGGCATTATTCATACTCCTATGTTACTGGTATTCCGGATCCAGTTACTTTACCCCATAGTGTTACTTCATCATCTGCGTCTAATGTATAATTTAATTTTGTAGTATTAAAGTTTACAGTTATTCTAGGTGTACCACTAACAGTAGACTCTTCAATTGATGTTATAGAATCATCACCAACTCTTTGACCATTAACAAATATCATAAAATCTGAAGTGTTCTGGGCTCGAAGATCTGTTGGAGGATCAACTAAGGCTGTATCTATAAATATTACATTATTTGAATTAACCGTTGATCCAGTTACTTCATTTGCTGTTTGTAAATAATCGTAAATTGGTTGAAATGTACCAAAAACAGCTTCACTAGACACAGCAACAGATGGTATTCCGCCTGGCACTGCAGATCCGGCTCCTTCTGCTTGTGGAGCAACAGCAAATACTGAAGAAACATCATCTACCTCTGCCGATACCATAACAGAAGATGGACTATATGAAGATACTGGATTAGGATCTTCTAAACTTATTTCCTTATTTATAGAATCAGGAATAATGTAACCCAAAAATGACATATTAAATGATGTTTTAACTAATCTATCCCCTGCTGCTTCTAACTCTACTGCATTTTCAAAGGTTTCTATATTACATCTAAACTTAAATTTATTTTCGTCTCCCCAATATGCACCTTCACTGTAATGTATAGCTTCTACGAGTTTATTCATTTGTTCTAAATATTCAGTAAAGATAATCGCTTCATATGTTAGAGTGACATATTTTGGCATAATAATATTATAAAATTGTTGTGATGGATTTATTCCTTGAAGCACTGAAAATCTATCATATTTATTTTTACTGTTATACTTCTTTTGAAAAGTATAAAATAACTTTGGGTTATTTGCATCTAAAGCGCTTGTTGGAATAGTCTCACTTTTAGCAACACTAGTTCTTCTATACATTATTAATGGAAGAAGAACTTTTCCCTTATTATCCCTATAGTATCCATCTCTTTGCATACTTTTCCAACGTTCAGGAGAACCATATAATACTGGAACCTTAATTAACTCTTCATCTTCAATGACAGTGGGTTTAATAACATTATCGAAATAATATTTTATAGCATCATCTATTTGATAGAAACCAACAGAGTAATCACCTAATGTATCACCCTTTCTAGATCTAATTTTAGCTCTATTTTTAACCGCCGCTTTACCAGTAGATATCTCATACTGGCTTTTAGGTAAAACAGTTACTCGTATATTTCCATTAGCCATTTCTTATCCTATATGTTTGCTAGAGTTCCACCAGAACGAATCTGCTCTAATTTAAGTTTACTTTTTCTAGTTAAATGAGTTGTACATAATATTGAATGACTATGTGATGTTTGACCACTTATAAATTGATTTTCAACAATATTATTTATTTCGTGATAACCACCATTCCATTCTATTATGTCACCAATTTCCAAATGTAAATTCTGAGCTTGTAGTGTCTTTCTATGAAAATCGAAAGAAACTGCTTGATCAATATCTGGACCATACTCTACCATTTCTGCCGCTGTATCCTCTGATGTAATTAAACACCCAACTGTTACTCCTGAAAAATACACCTTACTCATAGATTCACCATACAAATTAACTTCTGTATCATGAAGAGATACTTTAAAAATATTGATTTTAGTATCTATAATGGAATCTATTAATTCAGAATTTAATCCATCAAAAAAGTCTACATCTCTTTGACTAACAAACTGTGCCATTTAACTATCCAATATAAATCTTTAATGGTACTCTCTTTAGAGTTTCCATAAGATTTTCCGATTCTTCTTTATCTTTTTCTAATTGCGCTCTTCTTGCTGCTGCTAATAAATTTTCTCTAAGTTGTTCTACTAACGCGTCTTTTTCTGTTTGAGCTTCTTGTTTTAAATCTGCACCATTCAGTTCTATTGCTGTTCCGGGAATAGGAATACTTGCATACTTACTTCGTATTGAACCTAATAATTCCTTAGATAGAGCTAAAGTATATTTCCGTATCCATTGTTTTCCAACATCATTAATATCTGTATATTTCATATTAGTATATGGAACATTTGAATAGTCTGAAGCTCTCCCGGCTGAAGTTTTTAATGGATTTAATCTATCCTTCTTTACTACATATTCAAACCAAAGTTTAATATCTGCAGTTGGTATAGGAAAAATTTTTAATTTATTATTAATTAACTCAAAACTATATCCAGATTTTCTAATTTGATCATTAAATTCAATAGCTTGTAGTCTAAGTATGTCTGCATACATTGGAGACATTACAAATTGAACCCCTGGAGAGTAATTACCCCACCCAAACATATCTAAAAGTCCCTGATTAGCAAATGATGAACCAACAAAAGGATCAAAATATTTAGCTATTGCTGGAGGAGCTTCATGATGTACTCTTTTTATCTCTATATCGGCACTACTTTCTGAAACATTCGCCCATAGTGCATCTAAATCATAATTTTGTGACCCAGAAACTACATCAACTGATCCTTTTTTCCAATCTAAATTTCCACCAGACCCTGCTTCTGTACCATAATTTTCAGCTGTTGTTATCATTCCTCCTAGTGAAGGTGATACTTCTCTATGCGTAAATGACGAACCGGTTTCTGCACCGGAAAGCGATAGCATATTTTCTCTAATATTAAATTGATTAACCTGAGATGAATATTCAGTTACACTCTCTTCAAATACTGCATAAAAAGATCCAGAAATTAATTCTACATCTTGT